CCACGCCGGCGACCCGGCGGTAAGCCCGACCGGTGCGTACGTGATCGGCATCTCAGTCGACTTGAACGAGTTGAACACGTCGAACGGGTCGGCCGCAGTCACGCCGGATGCAACGTCGAGCGGGCCACTGGCGGCGAACACCGACGAGTCCTGGCCGGGGATGAACGTCTTGGCCTTGTCGCACAGGGTCGTCGAGTCGAACGTCTCGACCGTCAGCGACGTGCTGACGCTCGACGCCTCGCACGACAGGTTGAGTGGTCCGAGAAGGACTCGGGTGTTGTAGCTCGGCTGGAATGCCATGTCAGAAGATCACCTCGATGTTGAAGTCACACACCATGAACGTCTCGTCGGCGACCGTGCCGACCATTGGCTCTCCGATGCTGGTCACGTACGCAGACTGTACGAGATCGTCGGGCCAGTTGTCTGCATCCTCCACGGCTGAACAGATGCCGCCCGTCGGCTCGGCGAGCTCGTCGAGCGCCTTCTGAGCGGCCACCTCGGCGGTGCGGCCGACGTACACGCGCAGCGTGAACGGGTACGTGGCCGACGCCCGACCGAGCACCATGCGAGGATCGAACTCGGTGCGGCGAAGATGCCCGCACGGCGCCGGGATCGTGTCCTGCAAGTATGCCAGGCAGCGCAACCCGGTGCCGGCGGTGATCGCATCCGACAGGGCGTCGCGCACTTCGGCGATGGTGGTCATCCGATCCAGTCCTTGCGGAACGGCTCGAGCAGCCCCCGAGCGACCGGGTCGAGCGACGGGGTCCGCATGACGATGCCGGCGTCGGCGGCGAGCTGGAAGCCCGAGAACGTGCCGCTGGTCGACTTGTAGATTCCCTTGGCCTGGATCAGGCACGCCTGGTTCACGTCGGTCGGCACGGCGGCCCAACCAAACTTCGCCGTCACCGAGACGCCGGGGCGGCGCTGATGGATCGGGAACGTGTAGGTGTCGAGCATCAGGATCTCGGTGTGCGGGCGTACCGGGTAGTCGTCGGCTGCGTTGAGCGGCGCCACGATGAAGTCGGTGTTGATCGTCAGGGTCGTTTCGTACGTGCCGGTGTCGTCGGTGTCGAGCTTCACGATCAGCCCGGTGAGCGTCGAGATGTCGTCCACCTCGAGCGAGACTCGGCTGGTCGCCCAGTAGTTCCGCTCGACCACGACGGTGTCGGCCCAGAACCGCCGGCCGCACTCCGAGTCGATCTGGCGTGACGCCGTGATGATCGAACGCTCGATGCGGGCGTCGTCGTCGACGTCGCTGATGCCGAGCTCGGCCGCCACGTCATTGACGGTCGCGTAGCAGTTGACCAGGGCCATTAGGCGCTCTTGGCCTTCGTCCCGTGAGCGAGCACCTCGGCGTCAGTCAGGGCGTGCCCCGGTGGCTCGTCGGACTCGTGCATCGTGATCAGGTTGACCGACGAGCTGTCGACCTTCTCGACGTCGACGACGTACTCGCCCTGCGAGCCGAGCACGGTCAGCATCATGCCGATCTTCTTGCGGTCTGCCAGATGGGTTCGCATCGGTCCTCCTTGGGGCTCCGACGTGAACTCTACCCTTCAGCGGTCAGCCGATACGGATGATCCCGAGCCCGTTGTTCTCCCTGACGAGCTCGTGCTCGAGCCCCTCGGCGGCGCAGAACTCCAACATGGCGACCCGCACCGGGTACACCGGGTCCGATGGTGGCGAGTCCAGCGGACACATCAGCTCGGTGTCGTGGAGCAGCATGACACCGCCCGGCTTCACGAGGTGACGGTACAGGGCCAGCTCGGCCCGAGTCTGCTCGTACGTGTGGCTCGTGTCGATGAACACGATCTCGGCGGGCTCGAGCTGCGACACGACAGCAGGGTCCAAGTCGCTGCCCTGGATGAACGTCCAGGCATCGTGTTCGCCGATGGCGGGCTGCTCGTCGATGTCGATCGACGTCAGCTTGCCGCCGGTGAACTCCAACCCGTAGAGCCATGCGATCGTCGACACGCCGGTGCGGGTGCCGAGCTCGAGCACGTGCTGGGCGTCGAGCTCCCGCACGAACTGCACGAACCTGGGCAGGTGCATGTGGATGTCGCTCGGCGTGGAACAGAGCGTCGTGTACTCGTCGAGCAGCGTCACCATGTCTGATCGTGACGGGATCACGGTCGTGGCCTGTACCAGCTCGCCGGGGCGTGCCCCTCGGTGATCCACTTCGGCCAGCCCTCGTCGACGTTGACCGGGATCAGCTTCGTGCCGTCGACGTGATAGCCGTCCCGCCAGAACCGCAGGTCGTCGTCGACGCCGGCGGCAATGTCGCCACGCACCTCGGGATGGGCGAACGCCTCGGCCTTGGCGAGCGCACGATCGGCACCGCCGAGCCATGTGAAATGCCACCCGGCGTCGGACAGGTGCGACGGGCACGGGGCGATGCCGCGCAGATCACGCATCCGAGACAGCGGCCTGTCGCCGAGTTTCGAGATGGCGTGGACCGTGCCGGCCACCGTGCCCGGCCACTGGTCGGGATGCACCCAGTCGACGGCCCAACAATGGAACCGCATCCCGAACGCCACGAACCCCTTCGGTCGGACGTTACGTGCGGGCAGCGCCCTCGGGATCTCGTCAACGTCGGACTGCAACACGATGTCGGACATCAGCAGCCCCGGCACCTCGCCGAACCCAAACTTGATCCATTCCCGCTGGGCGTTCTCCCTGGCCCAAGCGTTCGGGTACTCGTCGGCCGTCGGCAGGTCGGTCGCCCGCACGACGATCAGCTTGTCCTTCCACCGGTCGAACCGGTCGCCGGTCGCCAGCTCCTCGGTCAGGTAGTACGGCTTCGGCGTGTCCTGATGCGTCACGTCGGCTTCGACGGCGATCACGAAGTCGACGGCGTCGGCCATCTCGGTGAGCCGCATCTCGAGCACATCGAACTCGTTGAAGAACGGGAAGGTGTCGATGACGAGCGGGCGTCTCATTTGCCCCTCGAGATCCGGTGGCCGTCGATCAGCGGCCTCCGCTCGAGGAAGGTGCGCTGGTCGACCTCGGCCGACTCGACGGCCTTCATGTAGATCGGGTCGGACTGCCGGCCGGCCTCGTCGCCGGCGTAGCCGGGGTGATGGTGGACGATGACGCAACCCGGTGCCATCTTGAACACGCCCCGAGCCTTGGCGAGCTGCACGAGCTCCTTGTCGGTGTACCAGTGCCGGTAGGCCGTCGACATCGTCGTGCCCGGCCCGTCGAGGCTGGCGCCGAGGGAGTCGATGTAGTCGCGTCGGATGAAGAAGTGGTCGGCGTGGTGGCCGGCGGCGACGTCAGGGTTGCGGACCTCGGCGCCGGGCGCGTCGTAGGTGCCGATCACGTCGGCGCCCTCCGAGATGTCGGCGGCGGCCTCGAACCAGCCGGGTGTGAACTCGACGTCGTCACCGACGACCAGCACCCAGTCGGCCTTCGACCGTGCGACCAGTGCGTTGACGTTCTCGGCGTACGTCTTGTTCTTTGACCCCACAAGTTTCTTGCCTCGAGCCTTCTTGGGCCAGGTCGCTTCGAGCGACTCGAGCAACCGCTTCTCGTTCTGAGATCGGACCAGCGGAATGATGACGTCGACCGTCTCCATCGGCGCCTGCGGCTCGGGCTCGAACGGCATCAGCGAGCTGATGACCGGCAACCACATCTCGTCGAACACCCGGTCGGTGTCGTACTGCTGCGCCCACTCGACGGCGTCGACCTGCATGGCGGCGAGGTCGGCGGCGTAGGCCGACTCCAACCCGGCGAGCACCGACGAGATGAACGGGCAGATGTAGCTGGCGTGCTGGGCTGGATCCCACTCGGGTTGCCCCTCGACCTTCCAGCCGACACCGATCAGCTCGGACTGCGACGAGAAGTCGGATGCGATCACCGGGGTGCCGCACGCCTGCGCCTCGATCATCGGGACTCCGAACCCCTCGCCGTGCGACGGTGCGAGCAGCACGTCCATCGCCGTGTAGAGCGCCGCCATCATGTGCGACGGCATGCCGAGCCGGTAGGCGTACTGGTTCGAGAACACGATGGCATGCGGCGGGATGCCGCACGTCCCGGCCAGCTCGGGCAGGTTGATGCCCTCGGCCGCCCCGAACTTCTCGGCGTGGACGAGCAGCACGGCGTTGTTGTGCCGGCGCCAGAACTCGCCGAACGCTCGGAAGGCTTCGTTGAACCCCTTGCGGTCGCGTGCCCAGCCCTTGTTCATGGCGACCATGCCGACGACGAAAGCGTCGAGCGGCACCTCGAAGATCTCGCGTGCGTTGCGTGGCTCGCCGGCGATGTCGAGCTGGTACGTCGGCTTGAACGCCTTGGTGTCGACCGACAGCGGGACGTACAACGGGTCGAGGCCCGCCTCGGCGAACATGTGCTCGCCGAACCGACTCATGGCGATCGGTGTCGCCCCGGTGCGGTGGAAGAACTTGAGCACGTCGGGCGGGCACGGCAGGTGGTCGACGGGTGCCCACGCTGCCACCTGAAAGTCGGCGAGCAGCGGGTTGACGAGACACCAGACGTCGAGCAGCGGAATGATCCAGCCCTGCGACGGGTCGCCGTCGAAGAAGTGGTCGGCGTGGTTGTGGAGCACGTCGTTGCCGTTCGTCTCGTACCCCGCCGGGTAGAGGCGAATGTCATGTCCCTTCGGCGACTTCCACGAGCCGATGAGCCCCTGGTGCCCATAGGTGCATGACACGGCGACCTCGTGGCCCGCCTCGGCGAGACGGTCGGCGAGATACGCCGTCTGCACGCCGTAGCCGGTGGCGATCGTGGGAGCGTTCGAGTGGATCAGGAACTTCACGACTCGCCCCGAGTCTCGAGGCCGGCGGGCCGGGTCGTCGTGACCAGCATCATCCCGAGGTGGATGGGGTGGGGCGTGATCAGCGCCACCGTCTCGGCCCGAGTGCGCTCGAGCTCCTCGATGAAGTCGGTCAGATCCTCGACCGGTACGTGATGAACGGGCATCAGTGATCTCCTTGGCAGGTTCGTGTTGGTGGCTGGATACTAGTCGCCCGGCAGGGGCGGGTGAAGCCAAGAGGACTCGAGACTCCACCCGCCCTTGGCCTGCCAAGGCACCCCCTCGAGGGGGAGGGGGGACTGGTCAGGCGATGCGCTGCGCCATGAAGTTGATGGCGGTGAGGTCCGCAGCGGCGGCGTCTCCCCTCCACTTTCCACGGAACGCAACGGTGTCGGTCGTAAATCCAACACTGTCATTGCGCTCGACCATGAGCTCTCCGACGGTGCGGAAGTAGAACGAGCTCCAGTCGCCGAAGAAGGCGATCTTGGCGTTGGTCGCCATGCTCGCGATGTTCGGGTCGGTGAACACGGGGTAGCCGAACAGCGTCGACGGGCGGTTGAAGCCCGAGAGCCCACCCGTCAGGTTCGGCTGCCACAGCGGTGCGCCTTCGGTGCCGCCCGCTCCATCACGGAGCGAACGGATCACGCCGGCGGTGGCGTCACGGAACAGCCAGCCAGCGGACTGCGACGAGCGGTACTCGTCGTTGACGCTGAACTCTGTCGACACGAGGTTGGAGAACGTCGGGCCGACAAGCGAGCCGCCCGTCGCCATCGTGCCGGCTGCGCCGGTGAATGCCGCCGCCGTGATCTTTGCCATGACGGCGGTGTCCATGCGGCGACCGACTGCGCGGCCGATGTCCCGTGCCACCCAGCTCACGATGTCGACCCCGGTGTCGGAGACGACTTCGCTTGCGATGGTGATGAGCTCGCCGTACTTGACGGGCGTCAGGGTCGTCTTGCCGAACGTCGGGTCGGTCCCGGCGAGGGTCGTGCCCTGCCCGGCCACCTGGGTGGCGATGGCGTGAGCGGTGACCTTCGGGACGTCCATCGGGGCGCCACTGTCGGTCGACATCCGGCGCAACGGCATCTTGAACGCTGCGATGGATTCCTCCATCACCTCGTACAGGGTGCGGTCGAACAGTGTCGGCACGGCGCTGGCGACCGACCCGGTATCCCATGCCAAGGCGCGCACTTCTTCGGGGGTTGCGCCCATGCGAAGGAGGTCACGCTCACGCTGCACGCCGCGCAGGTTCGCCGAGATGGCGTTGACCGGGCGGCCCGACTCGAAGTCGTGGGTCGACATGCGCTTCTCGCCGCGAATCCAGTCACGGAGGTCGGCGTTGAGGTTGCGACGCTCGGTCTCGTCGTCGGGCTCGGCGCCGAATGCGATCGACTGGGCCTCGCGGACCTGCGCCCGCTCCTGCTCGGTCTCGGCTCGCTTGACGAGCTCCTCGCCGTCGGCCTGGAGCTCGTCGAGGCGGACGTTGTAACGCTCCCACTGGGTGCGCTGCTCGGCGTTCATCTCGACGCCCTCGAGGTCGGCCAGGAATCCCTGGGCCTCGTTCCACACGCGACCGCGTGTCTCTTGGATCGCCTTGATCCGTTGGTTGATGTCCATGTTGGGTTCTCCTTGTGTCGTTCTTGCAGAATGGGTGATGTCCTGCGAGGTGAGGAGGTGGGAGAACCCGGCGTCCTCGGCGTCGCCGTTGATGCGGATGCTAGTGCGGGCGCTTGGCGAAGAGTTGGACCAACTCGGGTCGCACCACGAACGCCGGCTTGCTCGTCGGCTCGAGCACGAACCCGCGAGTGAGCAGCGCACGGCGCAGCTCGTCCTCGTCGAGATCATCGTCGTCGATCACGACGTCGAGCAGCGACCGGATGTTGGCGGTCGTCGTCGGGCTGGCGCCCTTCCACACGATCGACGTCTCGACGAGTGCGACCTCGGAGATCGTGCGTTCGGAGAAGTCGTCGCTCCATGCATCTCGAGCCTTCGGCACCGAGAACCCGATTGACATCTGACGCATCTCGCCGCGTGAGATCGCCGAGCGGATCACCTGGGCGTCGGGTCGGGTCGGGTCGAGGTTGGCGGTGACGTGGAGATCGGGGTCGGCCGAGAGTTGGAGCGTGCCGGCGCCACGGGTGGCGAGCGGGACACCGCGCTGGTCGTGGTTCACGAACAGAGCGACGTCGGCCTTGGAATCGCGCAGCGTCTTGTTGAACGCCCCGGCCTTGATCGTCTCCTGAAACTCGCCGTACTGATCTCGCACGGCGTACGGCGTGTCGACCACGCTGGCGATGCCGTCGAAGG